TCAGCCCGTAGTTTAGCGGCTTCCAAGTTAGCGACCTGAACGGCTCGCAACTCTGCAATACGGGTATCTAGTTCTTCTGCCCGTGTAGCTAATTCTTTAAGGTTTGTATCTTCTGTTTCGGTGAGGTCGCGTTCTTCATCTGCTGCGCGCGTAACAAGTCCTGTTTGCGCTTCTGAGATTTCTGCACGTTCCTCTACCAGTTGGTCTAGTAGTTTCATTAGTTTATTTTCTCCAAATAAAAGTTAAAGTGATTAATTTCTTATTCGGGTGTCGATTAGGTGGTTCGATCAAACCGGCGTAATCAACGGCGCAAATATGGTAACCGTAGTGTAATGCACTGGTGTGACGTTTTCAAGGATTAACTAAAAGATGCCGCCAACGTGCCAGGCGTGGCACTAGTTCTTCATCGTCGGGGTCGTAAGCCCTAGTGCTTAAAACTCTGGCTTCACTGTACGCTGGCTGGGTTACTAAGCCCACATGGTCTAGTTTCGCTTCTAAGCGTGTTATGTGCTGCCTGCCATCTACCTGCGTGGTTTTGTTGCGAACGGGTATGAAGCCTACTGATAAGCCTGTGACCATGCCCTCACTGGCTAACGTTCTTGCTTCTTCACCGCGTGCGGTTCCTGCTAGGCGAAAATCGGCGATTAACCCTTCAGCGGTTTTGTCCCATTTAACTGCCATGCCTATGGGGTGGCGTTGCGTATCGTGTTGTTCTAATAGGGGAATCCTGTTTCCCCTTTCTTTAATACTTTTGTCGAAAACGTTGCTTGAAAGGGTTTCAATAAAACGCCCCGTATCATATCTAGCGCTGAATGGTGCTACCAGTCCAACTATGTGGTGTCCGTCGTTGTCTGTGCGTGTTTCTAGGTCACTGAATTCTATAGTACGGGTTTCTAGCTCGCTCATTCTGTTACCTCAACTTCTACATCGTTCGCTGGTAGATCTTCTATGCGCCGTACTTCGTCAAGTGTTAGCCATCCTGCTTCTACCCCGATTTTATGAGCTTCAAAGCGTTCACGCCTATCAGCCCGTTGGTAATCGTCGGTGTCGAATAAGGCGACTTGTCCGCGTGGTAGCAGCGTGCTAAATGATTGTTCTATGCGTGACATGTAACCGCGTAACGTATAAGTAACGAAAGCCCTGTTATCCTGCTGCACGTTGCTGTAGGTTTTGCTGTTGCCGTCTGTGCTTACGCCGATTAAATGAGGTGGAACCCCGAAAATAGTACAGACTTGCTCCGCACTGTACCGTCTACTTTCTAGTAGTTGTAGATCATCGGGGGAGAAACTTAGCGCCTGATACGATAAACCACCGCTCAAAACTGCTGGGCTTTTCTGCCGTCCCCCGTGCGCCTTCATAAAGGCGTTCTTTAATTCTTTCGCTTCTTCCTGGCTTAATTCGCTAGGGCTGTTAATCACACCGCTAGGTATTGACCCATTAACGTGCATTTCGCTGGCTGATTCGTCACCGGCTAACGCTAACGCCAATGACCTGCGTTGCAGCTGTAACGGTCCAGCGCCCATGATACTACCGGCGGATACAACGCCGCCTCGAACGTGAAGTATCTGTGACGGGTCGTATGTGTTGCCATTCACTCTATAAATGATGGACCCGTCGTTGAGCATCTGGACCGAAACAGCCTCAGGGGACAACAGAATAGCGGTCTGGTAAAAACTGAAGCGGTCAGGGTTGCCTAGTAGAAAATAGCAGTTTCCCGTCATGGCTAGCGACCCTACAGCAGCGCCCAGTGTTTCCATGCGTGTCTGGTTTGGGTCTGGCTGGCGTAGAATCGCCGGTGTCGGGTCTAGGCGTTGATCGTCACGGTAAGCGCCGAAAGGTAGCGACCCTATGCTATCACTGATGAGTTGAACACATCTGTACGCGGTTGGTACGCTTAGTGTTGTGCCTTCAGTGACGTTAATGGAACCCGTTAAACTTTGGGGCGGTATATACCTATCGGGTAGCGTGATGTTAGTACTTCGGTTTTGTCGCCCCAGTAGGCTGTTGATTATCATTTGCTATTTTCCAAAGCTGCCCCTATCAGAAGCATAGCCACGCTGCACGCTGTTAAACATGCTGCGAGGTTGAAGAATAAATAAACGGCGTAGCAGATTCCTGCGATGCCTATAAGTTCCAGCGCTAGCGCTAGGTATTTGGTTTTAATCATACTATAAAAATGTCCTGTGGTTAGTGTATTGCTACTTTAGGGGTAGGATTCGCCAAATTATTAATTAACGCATACCTCGCAATGGTTACGGCTACTAATGGTGTGATGTCTACGTCCCCGGTGGTTTTGCGACTCCATGCCCACTGTTCGCCTAGTTTGCGCCGTGTCGCCCCTTCGATAGCGTTTTGTAATCTAGCGTCGCCTAAATGGCTAATGGTTTTTTCTTGTACTGCGTCGTAGAACGAACCGCACGCCTGCCCGTACTGGCGCATACTAATGGGGATAACGTGGCATCCTTCGGCTTCTAGTTCCCCTATAAGGCTGCTAGCTGCTGCGCCTGAGTCAATAACGAACGGCATACCCCATTTGGCGTGTAGTTCTAATATGCGTTCTTTAAGCCATCCAATGCGGTTTTGTGATTCAACTACCTCTAGGCATTGGAACGCACCGTTTAAACCGGCGCTGCCGATACTGGCGTGATCTCTATTAGGTGACACGTCCACACCGAAAACGAAATATGATCCCATTTGTACGTTATCTCTTTGTAGTGCAGCCCATTGCGCTGGTTCGATAACGGTTTGGGATTTGAGAGTGTGCCAAATGTTTAACCATTCGGACATGAAAATACTGGGTTCAGTGGTTTGCACGGCTTCTCTTACTGCTTCTATTGTTACCCCGTGTTCTTCGCCTAGTGTGGGTATTGCTTCGTACCATACGTTTTCGTCGTGGATGTCGCACTCTTCGGCTGCTGCCCATTCAAGCCAGCACAGTGAAGGGTTACCCGCGTGCCCTAGTTTCCGATAGTGCGATAGCATGGTGCTATATGGTCCGCCAGCGTTAGACGTAATCCACAACTGGGCGCTTTTTTTCGTTGCCATAGTTGGCTGTAACGCTGCCACTATACGCAAATCATGGGCTAACGCCTCGTCTACTATTGCTAGGTCTACGGTTAAGCCCCTAGCGCCCTGCGCGTTCGGGGTGACTATCCGGTAGCTACTGCCGTTATTCATGTAAAGCGCTTCTTGCCCGTTAGCGCGCACATACTTTTTTATTCGTTTCTTAAAAGGTGTGTTCATTAATAGTTCGATATGCTCGTCGAATTTGTGGCGTGCTGCGTTACGATCCTGGGCTGTAAAAATTGTGACCGTGTTGGGTTTTAAGAGTTCTAACGCTGCCCTCATCGCTGCCAAAGCTGTTTTACCATTTTGTCTGCCGATTGTGATACCGCAAGTTCTATAAAAATAATCGCCTGCTGGGTTTAGTTCTAACGCTACGTCGGCGACTTGCTGCTGCCATTCAAACAGATCAAACCCTAATTGTTCCGCTACTCTCGCTAATTGCGGTCCGTGCGTTAAACGGTCTGGGTTGCGTTCAGTCGCCCAACGTGCCGGTTTCATCATCCCCCTTCAAATTATTCTGGTTGCTAGGGTGCATGTAAAACGCCCAGTGCCAACGACACAACCCCCATTTTTCCGCGGTTTCGTCGCACTCCTCACACTTCCACGCCATCACCGCGTTAACTCTCTAGATAAATCTTCCCACACATCATGATCTGATTCGATACCCAAACGATCTAAGCATTTAAACAACTGCACTGAAATACCCGTTATGAGTTTCTCGTCGTATAAGCCTTTCTCTACATTGTCCCACGCATCTGCTATACCCCGTAACGTCGTACATAAGCTAGCGTTCGCCTGCGGTACAGTCGCTAGGACAATTTCGGCTGCTTCTCTATGCCTGCCATGTGATTGTTCTACCATTCCCTAGACCTTTTATGTTTCCTACGTCGATCATTTGTGATATTAGCACCCATACGGCTGTTGCAGGATTTACAACACGGCACTAGGTCGCCATCCCATAAATCTGGGGTAGGCGCTGAACTAAGCGGCGGCACATGGTCAGCGGTATCAGCCACCGAAACACGGCAATAAACGCACAAAGGGTTACCGGATAAGAGTACCTTACGGGCTTCGCGATATTTGTAAGAATAACCAGAAGAACCCACTAAAAACCCCCTTTCACCTGCAATAACGCAAAATAACGACTTAAAACTATTTTCTTGGGGAGATTTTCCGCAATGGGGGGCGGGGTGTAGGGGGGGTGGTGTTTGAAAAAAAACGGCATGGTATCTCTCTATTGGGTATCTAGGTGCAAACCCAGTGCTGCCAACTGTTTGGGCTGTGGTAGATAATGTAAGCTGAAGCGTAAATGTTAGCTATCGGATCGAAGGGTGAAGCCCCTGGATAGCCTGCTGATCGTGTGCGTGCTTCCCAGTAGGGTGGGTTCAGGTGTTGCATTA